AGTGATTGGGTATACTGTGTAATCTTCTGTTTCAGAAGACTTCCAGTTATGAACACTGAGGGTGTTGTCGGCATATGTTGACAGGAATAAAGAGTTGTCTTCCGTCTTGATGTATGATGCCGTTTCATTGGATGAGCGGTCAAGCAGATTACCTTTATAGCTTGATATAGCTTTTACCGATACATTGTCAGCTTCTGCTTCAAGATAAAAGCATCCGTTCCCTGCCACCAGCTTTGTTATAGATGCCCCTTCATCCAGGATTGTATTGTCTGAGCCTTCTTTAAGATTGTAGACATGAACACTGTTGTCAAGAACATAAACCAGCTTGTTATCGTAAATGTCCCAAACATCAATACCGTTAAGGTCAATGGGCAGCTGTACTTCCTTTTTCTTTGATGGGAAGGTCAATGTAACTGGCTTTTTCCAGTAGTACATTTTTATCGCTCCCAATGCGTTATATATCCTGAGCTGGTTCCCAATAATGTCATAGGATGCTTCGTTTTCAGGCATATCGTTTGTATGTCTGGGAAGGATATACCCTCCATATGTTTTTATACAATCTACCTGGTAGAAATCCCAAGGAAGGTCATTATAGCCAACACCAACATCAACCTCCGAATAAAAATATTTTATTCCTTGATTTATGAACTGCTGATTAAGGTGCCGCCAGGCTTGATTTAGATATGATTTTAAATCCCTGTAAGTTAAAGAGGAACTGTTAGGCATGTCCGCAAGAACGAGAGCCCTACTAAGGATTTCAGAAACTTTATATTGCATTCTTTTTTCCGTCCTTTTACTTTAAATAGACATTTATTTTCCGCTTTATTTTCTGCTCTTCAGATAATAAAACGCATACCTCATTGCGTGTGCACAGTCTGGGTGAAAGAAATCTGAATCCTCCTTGTAGATTACTGTCTTCGCTTCCTCATCATATTTCCAAATCCAGCTTTCCATTTCATCGGTCAGTATTTCGGAGTGAACTAATAAATCGCCCCTGTTCAGGGCTTCACGCATATCTATTATCTGCTGAACTAAACCTTCTTCCCCACTGACTTTTATAGCATTCTGTATTCTAACGCCGTTTTTCTGTATCTGTGCAGATATAGACTGGTCGCTATTGTCGGCTACACAAATGCAGTTGTCCATTGGTATATGGTATTTCGTTATAGTCTCTTCCCAGACCTGTTTGACATTTAAGACTATTTTGTCAACATCCGATTTATTGAACTTTCTTGTTTCAACCTCGTATATCTTACCTTGTGTATCCTTCAAAAGAGCAACAACCGCGTTGGAATCATTCCAACCATAATCAATACCAATGCAGAGATGGTCAAAAATCTTTTTGTCAAGATTGTCCCACCTATGGAAGTTGGGAACTATAAGTCTTGTCGTATCGGTTATATTTTCCGCAAGATATTCCCTTCGATATGTAACATTGTCAGGTGTCCAGTTATTTTCCCTGAGAACATCCTCCAGAGCAGTAGAGGGTATAGTTGGATTGTCTTTCATTGTGGCGGTAAAATGCCGCCAAGTTGCGGAATCTTTTCCGTCTGTTATGTCCTTCCAGTAGCCTTTGTTCGTTATTGCCCCAGTTCCTGAAAGGTAACAAAATGAATCACGACCTTTAATGATTGGGCCAAGAATATCTGTCATAAGATATCCGAGCGACTGTTGAGACTGGCATTCGTCTATAATAATGAGTGAATAATCTGCACCACGGAGCTTTTCCCTGTCAACCTTACTGTTATTGCCTTTAAGGATTATGGACGCACCGTTTTCAAATGTTACAGAAAGAGCACTGTTGTCTATTTTTGCAGATATATTTGCTATTTCAACATAATGTTTAATATTTTCCCAGAATACGTCTTTAACTCTTTCAGAAGTTAGCCCCATGATTAATACGCTTCTTGGCTTTTTAAAACCATTGACTATATCGTAACCTTTTACACAATGCAAAACTGCTATAGCCGATTCTACATATGATTTACCAGAACGACGGCCACATAGTAAGGTATTTCTTTTACTGTCGAACTTGATGACATCTTTCTGCCAGGGAAAAAGTGTTTTAGCTATTTTATATTCAATAAAGTCATTGTCAGATTCTTGGTGTTTCTGAAAATATTCAGTGGTTTCTTTGACAAGTGATTCCAGCTTGTCAAGGGATTTTACTCCTAAATCTGTACGCTCGGCGTTCATCATGCCCTTGATGGACTTGCTGACAAACGGCAGCAGATAGTTGTTGGTTTTCTGGTTCGTGAGGGCTTCTACAATAGCTTTATTATAGAGCTCGATAAGGTCGGTATTGTAGTCTATTAACTTTGTTCCGTCATGGAAAGTAGCTTCATTTTTTTCTACGCTTTTTATTCCTCCGAGTTTCTTTTTTGTAGCCATATTATCTGTTCTCCTTGTTTATGTAATACACAAGAACTGGCACCAAAATAACTACTGTTGTACCCAAGACTACTGAGGACGTCCTCCATATCACTAACTTTATCTGCGATGACTTTAAGGTCTTGGATATATTCTGCAAATCCGTTGTTGTTTGCGCTAAGGACTTCGTTACATTCTCGTAATCTGTCTGCAACTTCTCCAAGTCTGCTTCTATATTTTGCAAGTTCATCGTTTGCTCTTTGTAGTTCTTTTCGAGTATTTGATAGCTCCAGTTGAGTTCTTCGAAGTGTAATATCGTTTTCTGTAGTGCGTCTGCTACTGTTCCAGCAAAACCGCGAGACCACAAGCAGGAGGAGAATAATAACGATATTAAGAACTTTGCTGACCTTTTCATTCATTTCACCCACCACACTATATCTTGGACAAGTCAAAAATATCCTCGGCGGCTTTTCTGTAGTCATTCTCGTTCTCGTGCCTAATCACCAAAACATCACCGTCACGCTTTCGGACTTCGATTACGGTACCCTCGTCCTTGGACGTATTTACTAACTGTTGGAGGAACGCATAGTTCGTTTTCTGTGCCACAAGTTCGTCAAGCTGTTTCTTGTAGATTTCGGCTTTATGCAATGCATCTTCTTCGAGCTTTTTCTTGTAGGCTTCGATATTTTCATCAGTTGTGATATTTTTAGCATATTTCTTTTTCAGGTCTTTGTTTTCCTTTTCCAGCTTGACCAGTTTATCGCTCAAGTTCTGTATCAACTCTTCCAGCTCTTTCTTCTTCCGAAACATTGTTGCTTTCCTCCTCGTCACTGTTGTCCTCACTGTTGTCTTCGCTACTGTGCTCATGTCCCTTCCAATCGTACCACTTGTAGACACAGATTTCGTTTCCTTTCAAGTCCCAGACCCTGCTTGGATGCAGTAAGGTCGCAGTAGGGAAATCCGACGCCGGGATTAGGAAGTCCTTATAGAACAGGCAGTGTATAATGTTTCCAGTAGTTTCCGAATACACAGCCACTATGGGGACATCATTTTCTGGGATATCAAAATAAACATTTATCCAGTGGATAAAATCTTTATATTTTTCAGAATGCTTCAGGTCGTCTTTTTCCTTGAACCGCTTCCACATTCTCTGGATTTTCCAAATGTTTGTATTCTTCAACTTTTCCTGGCACATTAAATATGTGCCTACAGTACTGCTGTAAAACTCTTTACCGAAACTTGGCTTTTTTATTTTTTTCATTTTATCTCCTTTAAAATAGACGTTTGTTCTTCACAGTCATCCAAAAGCAATATGTCCCTTTCGAACCGCTCCTGTTTCGTGCGACCGTTAAGTACTTTTAAAAAGCTGAACTTGCACCACGCCACAATACTACGGTAGTGCATTCCACCTCTGGCTTTGTTGTATTCCGTTTCCATTCTGTTGAATGCGTCTATGGTTGCATCCAGACCTATATCATCAATATCCTTATCGTGATAACCCTTTTTCGCAAGTCTCGTGCAGGCGAACGTGTGGCAGATTCTGTGTATGCACTTGAATATTTCCTCTTTATCATCATGCGCCACTGCTTCTCTGTAGACAGATTCAATGTCGTCCCGATAATGAGGGTTCTCTGGTTGTAAGTAATCAGGCTTTTCCATAGTTCCCCCCTTTTTTATTCTTGAAAAGCAGCTTTTTTTCAAGATGGGCTTTCCCTCCGCAGTCAGGGCACTCAACACTGCTTTTGTCCACCGCACAGCATGGCAGTGTCGCTTCAAAGTGTTTGTGGCAGTGTGGGCAGAAATAGGGCAGTGTTATCATTCATTCTGCCCTCCTTTAAGTTCGTTTATATATTTTTTGACAGTGTCTACGTCTGCCATCAAATCATCAACATCATTCCGCATTTCACCAACCACTCGCTCCATGGCAGAAAGCTCATGGTCGAATCTTTCAAGTGTCGTTGCCACCATTATTTCAATATTTTTATCCATTCTTTATTTCTCCTATCATTTAGTAAAGTTTGTCCGAATACCATTCAGTATGATTTTTCATCAAGTCCGATTTATAATCATTGTACGCCTTTAAAGTGGAAGCCCAATCAAAACTCGAATATAACGCTTGGACAGTGTCGTCCGGCAGTTCCAGGACGACTGCGTATAAATCTGATTTTGACTTAAGCAGATATATACACGTGTCGTCAAGCCAGGCATGGCTTTTTTTTACCGTCCAGAATCTCAAATCTATCAACGGCTACCTCCATGTTTTATTCCTCTTTTTTTGGTCTCAAAAACATTTCATAAAATGCAACCCAATCTGGGTTATATTTATATCGGTTTTCTGGCTTGATTTTTTCCAGCTTCGATATCTGCTTATGGCAGCCGGAACAGACGACATAAAAGTTCGATTCATCCAGATTCCTGTAATCTTCTGGGACTGCGTGATGAACCTGTAACGTTTTGCTTTTCGTTCCACAACATTCGCATATTCCGCCAGATTCATCCCTCAGTTTTTTAGAAAAGTCCTTCCACTCTTTTGTGCGTCTAAATGCGTTTTTTTCCGCATTCCCTTTTCTTTTCAAGATTGTCCTCCTCATTTAACAGTCTGTCAAACCAATGACATAGTCCTGCTGAAATCCCTCCGAGAGTACCCAGAAAAATACAAGCCAATAAATATTCCATAATCATTAATCTCCTTCACGTAGTTAAAAAAGCTTAGATATTGCAACCGGACAACAAATGTACTCGCCGCTTTTATTGTTTGAGATATGGTGCAGATATATCCCCTTATCCTTAATGTTTTCGTCTACTATTTTCAGTACATCATCATAAGCCACGTTTGCATAAGATATTCCGTTACCATCAGCAAAAATGAACAACAGGTAATCTGTCTTTTTTCTACTGGTGAAAGTTCTAAATCCGTTCTGCTTGAGCTCTATAGGTGCCTGGTTCATTGAAGGCAATGTTCTTTGCTTTTCAGGTTCCTTATAGCATTGATTTTTGTCTAATGAAAAATCCGGTCCGCAACATATTTTTATGTCAACATTTACCACGGTATCGTCTTCCAACGTAACAAAATAATCAATGCCATCGAGCTGATTTCTTTTTGAAGTAGCCTTTTTGACCGATTGATAGTTCGGGAATATTTGGTTCCATAATCTGAACTTTCTTATTATAGCTTCGCCCAACATCTCAGTAGCGGCAGTAATCATGCCGTTTTCATTGTTAACGAGGGCTCTTTTTCTGGCCTTTTCCAAGTCAATGTTAAACTCCGCAAAGTACCTTTTCTTTATTTCACTAATCATTGTTTTCTACTCCTATACATATTTAGTTAGTGAGCCTGAAACCCAAAAGCTATTTTTCTGGCTGAAACATCCGGCAACTAATCCAATATATCAATCAAATCCCACTTTTCCAACTTGTCGTGTCCGTCTGACTGACTCTTCCAACTGGATATATCCTTTAAAGCCTTTTGTGCTTCTTCTTCTGTATCAAACCTTACATATACATAGTTTGGATTAGGTACGTCGCCTGGAATATGTATTATTTCCTGGTTACGGCTGCCAATGTCCCAACCACCAGAAATACGACTATAAACACAAAGTTTAAGATATATACCGTTTTCCATATTCTTGAAGTCTTTTTTGAAGTATAGCTTTCTTTTGTGCTTTTTTACTGTCGTTTTACCGTTAGTTGCTATCAGCATAGCCTGACGAGTCCCCCAGTCTAATCTGTGTCCCATTCCGTATATCTCTTCATATATTACTGCAAGTTGCACTGACAGCTTATCATAATGCTTGTTAAACATTGATGGTGTTCCAAAGGCAGATATATTGGACTGTGGAAAGGTATCAAGCAAATAGTTCATCATTTCAACGCCGACTGCTCCAAAGGGGCAGTTTACAAAAAGTTTATCAAAGCACATCTTACACGAGCCCCCATACGTGATTAGTTAAAACAAGTTGAAAGTTCATCTCTTAATAATACCCATAAATCTTTGTTTTCTTGTTCCACTTGTACAAGATTTTCTAAATCATCCATGCTAAACAATGCATCTTTACCGTCCGCTATTAATACCACGTGGTATGTCTTGTCTAATACAATAGCCGCATTGTCCGTTATGAACTTTACTACGTCGTATTTCCTAAAAATATGGCTAATAATATCAAGTTTAGAAGTTGTCATATTCTATCTCTCCTTTACTTATTTAGCTGGTTGCAATAGAATATTAAAAATATCGGCATTTTTAGTGAAAATGCCGAGCTTTTTATAGCTTTATAACGTTTTTGATTATCAAGCTGTCAGTTCCATATTTATTAGTCAGCATTTCATATAACTTATCAAACAGAGAGCCGTAGGAGTATAGCCTGCTCCATATGTAGATACTGCCTATACCATTACCTTCTGTTCCAGTGGTCTCGTACAAAACAATCACAACTTTCTTTCTAAACATATTCTATTCCTCCTCAACCAGTTTTTGGATATTTTTCATGGTTTTATCGTCTACAACTTTTATCAGGCTTTTCAGTACAAGACCCGCACCCATAATATCTCCGTCAAGAATGTAACGCATGATGCCCTCTAACATATTCTGGGTCA